CCGCTGGCCTCGGGATACACCGGCGGAGCAGACTGCGGACCCTGCGGACTCGGGAGGAGAGCGTCTAACGATGTGGAGCCTTCCATTGTTTATGAACTAGACGGGATTTCGCATTCAGCGTCTTCCACGCGATAGCGGTAGCACTTTCCATCGGCCTTGACGATTTTACTTGTCACTTCGCTGACAGGCATAGCCAGGGTCTTCATGACTCCAAAGCTACGGTGGAACAGCAGCACCGCCAACCCCAGGCCGATGATGAACGAAAAAAAGGGTGCTCCGCGGTGAAGCACATTGGTGATGGGCACCTTCATTACTTCTGAGATGCGAGGAGATTCAGAGAGTCGGGTTCGGATGTGCACGGCACCTCGGTCGACTCAAAGCGAACACATCCAGTGTCCGTGTGGAATACCTCGCGGTCACCTGGCTTCGGAACACCGACCGACTTGCGTGTCGGCGGAATAAACACCGTTCCAATCACGAATCCTGTCAACAGACCAGCCACCAACCAGGGAAGTTGAATCAGCATCCTTATAACTTGCCAAGTTTATCCACGCTGAGCATTGTGAGACTGTTCGGATGGGGGTTCTTCTTCAGGGCCTCAATCGGCCGAACCACTGTGAACCAAATCATCAGCTGAAGGAAGAGTCCTGCGATAGGTGCGAACCCAGTTGTGATTGTCATGATCGCACGCATCAGCCATCCATAGACGGGTGTACCTCCAACATACTTTGCGAGCGTGGCATTAATCTTCGAATACTCGCACAGTGCGGCGAGGGCACCCATGACCAGTGCGGTCAGTCCAACGACATACTTGGAGAAGATACCGAGATTCTCCGTTGTGTACTTGGTCGGGTCGCCCGCGGCTCCTTCCATCGGCGTGAGTTCAATGCCAATGTAGGTCCACTGAGTGTATGTCCAAATAACCATCACGGTCCAGAAGAGGGCAAATCCAAAGAGGAACGAACCCTTGGCTGCGAACATTCCCATGTCCTTGAAGATTTCAGAAGGGGTCTGAATCAGCCGACCAAACACTGACCGCCCACCGATTGCCACCTTGTCACCTCCGTCTTCGAACTTCTCCTTTGTGGGAACAGGAGGCGGTTGAGCGGATCCAACCTTGTCGATGTGATGCGGAATACCCTTTTCATCGGTGTAATCCACAACAAGTCGAGGAGGAGTCAACCGCAAGGCCTCCGCATCTGCGGGCGTTACAATGCGGTTATCCTTCCGCAAATCCGCATCGAGTTTGGCCATGGGCAGTTCGATTGCTCCGTAATTTTCTGCTTTGATTTTCTCGAGGATATCTCGGACGTCGAGCGTTTGCGTACCGACAATGTAGTCGGCTTTCGTCAACTTGACCTCGCCCATTGTTAAGTAGCAAATACGAGATTTGCGAGACCGCTCACGATACGCAAGTAGTTAATGGACTCGACGTACACACCGACGGTATACGTGTACAAAAAGATGATGTTGTTATTCGCAATCGACGGAACGATGGAAATCACCTGGTCGGGCGTGTACAAGTACGACCCATCCGCCTGCGGCAACAGGTCTCCAGGTGGAATCACCACTGGATTCTGACTGAGCGCAGTCGACTTCAGAATACAGACTACGCCCTGAGAGGCAGCGGTCACGGAGACTGGCAGTGGTTGCTGAAGAGAGACGCGAAGAACGACCTTATTGATCATACTTCCATTCAGAGCGCCGCTGGGCTGATACTGGTCATTGTTCAGGGCAAACGAATACATGTAGACACCCGGAAGCGTAGACGGCTGTTCACCGGTTGTGTGCTTGTACTGCTGAAGCAGAGAGAAGTAGGTCTTTGGCTTCGTCTTGAATCGCTCGTTGCCATCGAACAGCAGCTGACCATCCACAACTGCATCGCGTGGAGACACTGATGAAATCTGATACTGGCCAGACGAGTACAACAGGTCACCTATCGCCGGAGTTATAGCCGAAAAGGGGGCGCGGTTCGAACTCGGCCAATTCGTATAGTTGTCCCAGTCGTTCATCGATTGTTTGTCCGACCGCTGGGCGACGAAGACAATGCGGGTCACCATGTTGAACATGGGGATTTCCAGGTCCGTGTTCGCACCATACTGACCCTCCTTGATGACATGAGTCACCTGCTTGAGCAAGAACGTCTGGTCAGCGGTTGCGAGCTGGTTCATCTCCATGTCGGTCAGGTAGATGAAGTTGCCTTCCAGATAGGGATTCGCATAGAAGGTCGTAACTGCCGCGGAGGATGAAACGCCTGCCATGGTCGGTGGGGTCAAAAACAGACCGATGGGATACGAGCCCGTGGGCTGGATACGCTGTCCATAGGTAGTATTCGCGGGATTCACGTCAATCACTGTATACAGTTGGTTCAGAGGACGCAGTGTTACATTGATGTAGGTCTCTGAGTTCTGCATCGACACAAGCGGAAGTGCCAGACCCGGGTTCTCCGCGAACCAGAAGTGGAGAGGAATCACCAGCTGACGAGAGCGAATGGACGGCTCCGGCGTGACTGTGAAGGGCATGGTCGTCGGCAGCGAGGCCGGAGACACTGCGTTAGGGTATTGGTTGACCCGGTCATACGCATTCGCAGGGTCGTACATCTCAGGCACATTGCCCACCATCTGGTTCACAACGCGACGTTTGGCGGCATCGTGCGTCATGTACGAGTACATCTTGAGCCACTCACCTGTGAGGCTCTGAATGACCACATTGTTCGCCACCAGGTCCACGTGGTCGATCATATTGTACCCGATGTTCTTGATCCACTGGAACTCGTAGCCAAGTGCACTGCATCCGCTGTCGTATCCAGATGGGGGCTTTACCGATTGACCGTTCACAGTGGGTAACTGCACCATCGGCGACCAGATGTCAGGCATCGTAACAAACAGATATGTATCGTGAAGCAGCTGGGCATAGCGGTCGATGCGACAGCTGAATGTTCGCTTGGAAGTTCCATTCAAGTCCAGGTTAGCTGCTGAAAAATCCATGCGAACAGACTCCATGGCAAAGTTGGTGTACCGACGGTAGACAGCTCTGAAATGGGTCATGGATGGGTTGCCATTAATCAGGTGGTTCTGGGCCCCCACCTGGGTCAATTGCATTAAACCGCCAGGCATTGTATCTTATCCATATGATTGTTTAGACCAGAGAACCTGCGAGAGGTACAGCTCCCTGGGCAACTACGCAGCACGTTGAAGTAATCGTCTTGCCACCCGGCGTTGTGCCAGGAGCAAGAGTCGCCGGACCAACGAACCGATTGTATCCAGCTGCCTTGTTCCCCAGAACAGCCGTTACGACATAGTTGTATCGGCGGTGAGGAGGAGGAGGGTCCTGAGTAAACGTAGCAGCAATGATGCGCCGCTTTTGAACGGACAGATAATCCTGTGCAGAATTGACCTGCATCCTATTTATACAGAGCCGAGAGAATCCATACAATGCGCTTCGTTCTCGTCAGTACACACGTCGACCAGACTACCGGATACTCAAAGGTGGTCTCCAATCTTCTCAACCAGGCTGCTACTCTTGCCCCCAAGGTCAAGACGTTTCACTTTGGATTCCAGCGTCATCCCGAGCGGAAGAATATCCGCAAGACACCGGAGGGTATTGTTGCCTACGATGCGGCGGCCAATGAGGACCCGAAGGAGGAGGGGTTTGGGTTCAACAAGATTCACGAGTACCTCGAGATGGTCGGTCCGGATGTGGTGATGATTTACAATGACCCGATGATCATTGCTCGGTTCATCCAGGCCATGAAGTTCAAGAAGGGCGAGACACCGTACAAGCTGTGGCTCTATGTGGACCAGGTGTATTCTGGAATTGCTCCTCCGCTCATGAAGGAGATTACCACGAATGCCGACCGCGTGTTCTGCTTTACGGACTCGTGGGCCAAGACGTTCACAGAGTATGGTACGGACATTGAAATTCCGCAGGTGATGGAGCACGCAGTGGACTCGACCATCTTCTCTCGTCTGCCCCTGGCCACGCGTGCGGCTCTTCGCAAGAATGTGGGTCTTCCCGTCGAGGCGGTTGTGTTCCTGAACGCCAACCGTAACAGCCAGCGGAAGCGTCAGGACCTGACCATCATGGGTTTCGTGGAGCTTCTGCGTCGTCATCCGGACAAGCCGCTGTGGCTTCTCATGGTGACAACGGTTGACCCACAGAAGGGTGCTCACTACGACATTCAGCGTATCTTCCATGACCAGCTGGTTCGTGCGGGACTTGACACGAATCTGTATGCGAAGCGGATGGCCATTGTGGATACGGCCCCACCCAACATGCTGAGTGATGAGGGTATCAACCAGATTTATAACATGTGCGATGTCGGTATCAATACGTCGGACGGTGAGGGCTTCGGTCTGTGCCAGCTCGAGCATCTGTACACAGGTGCTCCTCAGATTGTCACGGATGTGGGTTCGTACCGTTCCTTCCTGCCCACGACGGTTACGCAGTACATTCGTCCGGGTCCGCTGGTCTACCAGGCGGCTGCGATGCCCCTCGGTCTGTGTGCCCCCTCGTTTGACCCCGCTCACGTGGCCGATGCGATGGATGCGGTGCTTGAGAAGTATGCCGACATGCAGTCCAAGGCAGCGGAGATGACGTTCAAGACCTGGAACGACGTGTGTGCGGGCTGGCTGGCTGACCTGCGGGGGGCGGCCGTGTAACTACCCCAGCCAGTACTTAATCTGCGTGTCGGATATCTTCGTTCCGATACGCAGTAACCGCTGGTTATCTTCAAAGGCCTGACCATCAAAAATCTCCTTGGAGTCAGGGTCCATAAAGTATACAATGTCCTTGATTTTCAGCTTCTGTAACCGCCGCTTCTTCCGCACCATGTTGCGAAGATAGGTCTCATCCAGGTCATCGGTCTTGATGGACGGTTTGAATGCCAGGTCTTCGCCTGTGGCCGTGGTATCGAACCGCATACACGAAATAGCCGGCTTCTCGCGAGAGTGAAGTTTGCGATGAATCTCGCAGTCCACTGCCGACTGTTTCAGGAGAATGGAGATTCGCTGATTCACCTTGTCCTTTTCATACACCTTCTCATACAGGTACTCATCTGTGGACATGAACGTCTCCACAGCTGGGTCGCCTTCATACCGCTTCATCTCCACATCGGACTTGCGAACAGCGACAATGTTTGGACCTTCCGCGCCCTTGGACTGAGACGGCGAAATGACGGAGATATACAGACTAATCTTGACCGTGCGTTGGTCAATTGGCAGCGTCGCATGGGAGCAGATGCGAATAGCACGACCGATAACCTGGTCGTGACGAGCCGGGGTCCAGTGCGGCTCCATGATGTGAACATGACGGACATTGGCTAGCGTGATGCCCTCCGCGCCACTTGACGTGGCCATCAGCATGCACAGCAGTTTCTTACCACGCTTCTCAATGCTCGTCTTCAAGCTGGGAGGAAAGTTGTTCTCGTAGCGATTGTTAAGGATCTGACGCATCAGCTCACGGATGTCCTCCTTCTCTTCGCCGGAGAAGAAGGCATAGGCCGGCTTGTCCTCCATCTCGTCCTCCTGCCACTGGCCGTTCTTGTTGGTAATCTTGTAGGGCTGCCATCCATTCGCATCGAGAATGGCGGCAAAGACACCTAATCCTTCAAGCTGACGGTACTGCGAATAGACGAACTGATTCGGCCACTCGGCACCGGTGCCACGCGTGGCCTCCACGTTGGCCAGCATCTTTCCCAGCTTGGGACTGTACTGCTCCAATGCCTTGGCAGTCAGGTACTTTCCAGGATTCGCCTTCAACGCCGCAAGAATCTCCGGCTTGTCGGGGACATCTGTTTCCTTGACGACGTCGCGATACTCCTTCTCCACCTTCTTGGTCAGAGCCTTCAACTCGGGCGGCACGGCAAAGTTACAGGCCAACCGAGAAATGACACGATAGGACCCACCATCATCGTTCATGCTCAATGCCTTCTTCGCATCAGCCTTGATTTCAGCGAAGCGAACATCGAGATACTGCGTGAATTGCTCGGGACTCATGACGACCTTTTCCAGCATCTTGTCGTCCTCCACACGTTTGGGGATTAACCGCTCGTCGGCACCCTTGAAATACGACACCAAGCCCTGGATACGCTTCGCGAAGAGCAGCGGGTTCTTGATGTTCAGCCCATCGAGAAACAACCCGGCAAACTCCTCGAACTTGGTGGGCAGGCATTCCAGGTTCTCGCTTGTCACGCGGTCAACGGCAATCTCAGCCCCAAGCTCGCCGGTCAGTTTCTTGTCCCATGTCTTGACCCAGTCCATGGCCAGCGGAACAAAGGGAATGTCCTTCTTGTACTGTACAGCAATGCGGTCGCCAGCTTCATTGTACACGGAGCGAAAGTGAGGAGGGTTGCGAGTAATCAGCACATACTTCTTCACGGCATTGAACTCAATCGTATCCACATCGGGCAGAGCCTTGAAGGCTGTCTTCATCTTCTCCTCGTCCCATGCCCCCGCCTTGCCAAAGGGGATGGTGATACGCTCAATCGGACCACGCAGCAGGTTCATCAGATAGGCAATCTCATTGGGGCGATTGATGACGGGCGTGCCCGATAATCCGACAATCTTGCAGTCTGTGGCCTTGTACACGGCATCGTAGAGACGACGGGCAATCTCAGAGGAATTGACGATACGCGAAATCAAGTTGTGAACCTCGTCGATAATGACCACGCAATTGTTGAATGGGTTCTCGGGGAAGTGTCCCTCGGCATCGGGTTTCGGAACAATGGCATCGATGTTCTTGGAGCTGAGACCATTGTAGTTGATAAAATTGAAGCGTTGTCCAATGATATCCTCAATCTGGGCCTTGATGATATCCTGAGCCGTCTTGGGCAAGTCCTTGAAGTTCGGGTTCTCGCCAGCGACAGTCACAAAGAACTTGCCTGTCCGGTCCAGGAATCCATCGGAGATGCTCAATGCCTTGGCCTCGACACGGGACTGGTCATTGAGAGCCTTTTCCCGCCAGTGCTGCTCAAAGGCGTAGATGGGGTCGCCGCACTTTCGCAGCTCAGAGCGGTAGTTCTGTTGGAGGGACGCCGGGGTCAGCACATAGACCTTCTTGTAGCTCATCAGTGACTCGGCGACGGCGATGGACGTACAGGTCTTGCCTGAACCCAGTCCGTGGTAGAGCAGGATACCCCGGTACGGGGTCTCAATCATCAGGTAATCGCGAATCAGCTTCTGATACGGAAACATCTCGCGGGCATTCGACTGCTTCAAGCACAGGTCGGCATCCTTGTCTTCGGCGTCGAGCGGGTCGCGGTCTTCCTTCCGGTATTTCAGAAAGATGCGAGTAATGTAGTCGGCGAACGCTTTCCGGTTCGGAAGGACGAAGGACATTGTTTTTACCTGGTATTTGATAATGGAGCCGCTGACCCGGAAAAACCACCGCATCTGGATGGTGTCCATCTATCTGTTCCTGATGGCGGCCTTCCTCTACATAAAACCGTCCGTCGCCTTTGGGCGTGAAGGGCGGATTCGTCCGTTCGGGACTGAGGATAAGGAAGCCACCGTCTTCCCTGTCTGGTGGTGGGTCTTTGTACTGAGTGTGGTCGCCTATTGTATCACAGTCTACCTCGCACGTTTTAGGTTTGCTTAATACAATGGGCTGTCCGTATGCGAATATCTTTGGAGCACCTGGCACGGGTGCTCACGCAATCCGGTTCATGGGCGTGGCGGTTGTCGACACAACCCTGACATTCATGCTCGCAATGTACACGACATGGGAGTTTGGTGGCAATGTGCTTCTCCATTTCCTATTCTGGGTAATAATCGGCGAACTCTTCCACTATGCCTTTGGAACACAGACCGCACTCTTGACGATGCTGGGAGTCAGGGCGTGCTCTCATACGTCTTAACAATGTTCTCAAGCACATCCAACATGGCCATTCGCTCAATGTGATGAGGGCGAACATACCCGCGGCACTCTTCGAACGTCTTCCACCCAATTCCGGAAATCTCACGCCTCTGCATGTGTGTCATCTTTTGACTCACATTCACACGCTCCGGAGCCGTTAGCAAGGCCACAAAGTAGATGTGGCGATACTGAATCCCATTCAGGCCCATAAACGTCTCCTCCAAGACAATGTCCTTGACAAGAGTGTAGGCCTCACGCGGAACATTGGTTTCCTCATTGAACTCACGAATCGCACATTCCACATCTGTCTCGGTCCGGACCCGCCGACCCTTTGGGAACCCCCATTCAGGTTCCTTGAACGGAGACATGTGGCTCCGCATCATACCCTCGCGGTCAATACGAGCGAAACGGTCCTTCGAGAACATGTACTCCGGAGACGAGTGGTCATCACCCCACAGCTGATTCCACAGTGCGTCAAATGACTCGCACACAACAGCCGTCTGTTCTTGGAGTGTCATATTGCTAAAGAGTCGACCCACATACGCATCGTCGGTTGGGTCGTACTTTCCCCGCATAAACTCCGCAAAACTCATACTGTCCTTCCTTCGGATCATTAGGACCTGGACAGTACTCGGGTCCACCGGCATGGACGCCTGATTGACCAGGACAATCCCGCACGACAGCACGGGCTGTAAACAGTGCTTAAACACATGACCTCGCTCCCCACAGTTATTACAGAACATTGGTGCCTGACTCCGTTGTAGAGGCAGTGTTCGTTTTTCCATTGTTATCTTGAATACCTTTCCCTTGTAAAGCATAAATATGGGAGCATCTCCATCCAAGCCGCCGGGTCTGTCCCTTCAGTTGGCACCCTCTGGACCCAAACCGACCAACTATATGGGCATCTTTGGTGCGATTCTCGGAATCGTCGTAGTGTTCGCACTTGTCGTTGTGGCGAGCAGGTATGCGGGTCCCTCGGGAGGAGTCGCACTGGCTGCGGACCAGGCTCCTACGGAGATTGATGGAAAGGTAGGCGCAACCATTCCATCCGTCGTGTCTGGATCAAACACAAGTCTTCAATTTTGGATGTATATCAAGGACTGGAGTTACAAGTTCGGACAACCCAAGCCGGTGATTGCTCAGACCAGCTCAACCAATCCGGGTACGAGTGTTCCGGCTGTCGTGCTTCACCCGACAGACAATGCCCTTCAGATTTCCATCAGCCTGTACCCATCGGGAACGGATATCAACACTGTGAACGCGGGAAGCGGAACTGCCCAGCTAATCACGGTTGAGAATGTTCCTCTGCAATCCTGGTTCGCAGTTTCGATTACAACCTATGGTCGCAATGTGGATGTGTACATCAATGGCCGCCTTCAGAAGTCCGCGGTACTGGACGGTGTGCCTATGCCTGCGTCAGGCAACCTCATCATTGGTGGCGGAGGTGGCTTCAGTGGCTCGGTCTGCACGGTTCACAGCTCGTCGACCAAGATTGAGTCCTCGGATGCCGGCGCGTTCTTTGGCGCTGGCACCGTATGCTCGAGCTCGACACCGGCGGCGGCTTCTCAGCTCAGCAACCTCTCCCTGTTTGGATACACGTTCGTGTTCGGTGTCAAGGACAGTGCCGGAAAGGACGTTGTGGGTGGCTCGAGCTCGGATGTATCGGGTTGGTTCTCTTCTACCAAGTAATAATGGCTGCACCGCGAATTCTCCTCAAATGCCCAAGCCGCTCGCGGCCAGGACAGCTGATAACAACACTCAAACGCTATCTTGATATGGCTACCCGCCCAGACCTGATTGGGGTTGTCGTTTCATGCGACGTAGATGACGTCACCATGACTGGAGCCGACATCCAGCAACAGCTCTTTGCCGTCCTCAATCGATTCGCATGGAACGCACTGTATTATGGCGCAAGCACAACCAAGATTGAGGCTTGTAACGCGGATATTGAGAAGGTAGACTATCCATGGGACATTGTCGTCCTGGTGTCGGACGATATGATTCCCGAGGTTCGCGGATATGATGAGTACATTCGACGCAGCATGACCCCAGACCGCGATTGTATCCTGTGGTTCAATGATGGGTTCCAAGGTACTCAGTTGAATACCCTGTCCATCTATGGGCGTACCATGTATGAACGATTCGGTTCCATGTACGCACCCGAGTACAAGAGCTTCTACTGCGACACGGAGCTGACGGACCTTTGCAAGACCACCCTGCAGTCAAAGACAATCTACAATCCGTTATGCATCATTCGTCATCGGCACCCGGTCCTCGGCCACAATGTTGCATTCGATTCGCTATATGTGCGGAACAACAAGTACCTGGAAGAAGACCTTCGCACGTATATTTCGCGAAAGACATATGAGTTTGACCTGTCGATACTGATTCCAACTCTGGTCGAACGCCGTGCGAAATGTGAACAGTTAAAGGCAACGCTCCGTGAGCAGTTTGCCCGTATCTGCCCGGGGCTCCGACTCGAAATCGCTGAGGCACTCGACAACCGCGAAATGAGTGTGGGCATGAAGCGTCGGAACCTCCTGGCCAATGCCAAGGGCAAGTATACCGCATTCATCGATGATGATGACTCTGTGACTGACGCATACTTCGAGGACTTTCTGACCTGCTTCACGCAAGGAAAGGATGTCATGCGGATTCGAGGACAGATGTCCGAGCACACCTTTACGCACAGCATCGACATCCCTCTGAGTGGAAAGCTCCATGTGGACGGCGTGTTTGTGCGGCCGCCTAACCACCTCAATCCGATGCTCGCAGACATTGCGAAGCTTGTTCAGTTTGAAGATGCCACTCGTGGCGAGGACCTGAAGTGGACGATTGACATTGCGAAGACAGGGTTCCTACGGAAGGAAACACAGTCCGACCCGAGCCGCATTCACTATATCTACAATATCGGGGGACGTTCAGTACCCGCACAGGCAATCGAGTACCAAAAGACGCATACGTACGAAGAGTGGATTAAGATTCTTCTGATGCCGGCGAAGAAACCCGAAGTGAAGACAGGTGGTCTGCGTCTCACTTCGAGGGGCTTTGTTTCTAAGTAAGGAACAATGGAGATTGCACTTGGAGGACTTGGACTTGCTGTCTTGGGTGCCGTTGCGTGGCGGTCATCCACATCGACGGACCCGACATCCGTGCCGCTTCAAGGAGGAACTCAGAGCGGAAAGGTTCCGTATACGTCCACAGCAACTCTTCCTCGGTCCAATAACCAACCGGAGGGGGCGACCTTCAGCTTCGAGGGCTGGTTTGAGGTAAATGATTTCACCTATGGAAATGGCACTCAGCGAAGTGTCTTCAATCGGGCCGACTGCCCCGGTCTGTACCTGGCAAGTCAGTCGGGGTCGATTCTGGTCACCGTGGCCACCTACGGTGCGACGGAGTCAGTGCTTATTGACAATGTTCCCGCTCAGAAGTGGATTCACATTGCCATTGTGGTTACCCAGTACACGGTCGATGTCTACATCAATGGACTTCTTCGTCGCCACCACACGCTGACACAGCTTCCCAAGCAGGAGGATGCGCATACAACCATCGGCGGCTCCAATGGATTCGACGGTCAGGTGGGCGGACTCACCTATTATTCCCGTGCACTTTCGGCTTCCGAAATCATGTCGCATGCCGCTGCGTCTCCGCCGACCTCGCTTGTCCATGGTCCCGACTCTGGCCAGTACTTCGACGTGACCTGGTACACGGGGCGATAAAATGTAAGCGGGTAGTAAATGAGCTCCGGTGGACAAAATGGCACAGTGTTCAGTGGACTCCAGGGCATGCGTCTGCGTGATGCGTCCGACGTACTGACACAGACAAAGCTGCGTTTAGCGTATATCACGAACATTCCGACTGGCTCAGGATATTCGGGTGTGAATGCTTATCGCTCCAAGGGTATCCAGAACAGCTACAACTTTCTCCTTCAGGTCCAGGAGGGATTCCGTGAGTGCGCAGCAGTGGCCGGACAGCCGTTTGCCTTGACAACGGGTACCGTGGTGAATGGAGCAGGTTCAAACGTGACCGTTCCCAATACAATCCCGGTTACTTTGCAGTACCCGTGAGGCGTGCCTTCCGTGTCTTCTTGAGAAGGGCGGTTATCTTCGCACGCTTCGTCTTGTCGTTCTTCGGGTTGTAGGTGAAGAAGTACTGGACGAAATCAACAGACTCCTTGTTCTTTCCAATCTTGGCAAACATTTCCACGCGTTCACGACGCATGTCCAGCAACTCCTTCTGTTTACCCAGGCACTCTGCCGGGGTCAAGAGAGCGAACCTCCGCTTCGGCTTGTCAGCCGCCAGCTCCATCAGCCGCTGGGCCACGCACATCAAACGGGTGATTTCATCCTTCGTGCCTCCCGTGTACGCCAGGGCCAGGAAGAACGTCAGTGTGGTCGGGATACTGGCGATGCGAATCCCGTCACCTGTCGTGTGGTAGCTGTGGCACGCCTGTGTCTCGTAGAACTGGTACATCACCGCGCCGTTCTTGTCAAGCACATCTGTTCGCTTCGGAAGGATATCCGTCTCTTCGTGGACAATTGTCTTGTGGCCTTTAGTGTGCTTCTCAATCTCCTCCTTCTCTGCAAGAAGCGAAACGGGTGTGTACCAGACCGCCTTTTTCTCATGGCGAGACACTGCAGAGAACCCGAGGAGAACAATTGGGTTCTTCTTCAGCATGTGAATCACATCCTTCTTCTGCTCCATCGACAGCTGGTCCGGTTCTTTGGGCTCATCCGTGCACAGAATGGGATAGTGCTTGTTCAGCAACATGAGGCGAGTGTACACCTTTTCCCAGCGAGACACATCACCCTCGGGACGCGACAACTCCAGATACATGGACATGCGAAGGAAATTGGGGTGGACATAGTGGATGCCGTGCCGAGTAATTTTCTCCTTCCATAGATGGTCGAACAGTTTCGGTGCGAGGAACGTCAGGTCCGCCACACCGTGGTAGTCGGCAAAGACCTTGTAGGTTCCAAGGTGGACACCGGGCTTCATCTCCACGCTCTCAATGCCCTTGGCCGCAAGCTGGTCAGAGATAATGACGCCATGCTCCTGAGGTGTCTCGCTGAAGAAATCGTAATCCGGCGTCTCCGTCGAGCCATAAAACTGATCCTCCTTGGGAAGCAGGTTGTTGATAGCCGTGCCACCGTAACAAAGGACGCGGTGCGACTTCAGAAAGGCTTCAACAATAACTGTGCTGATTTTAATTGCCGGTGCCTCGGCGTCGCGAGCCGCAAGCATCTCAGCCTGTTTCTCCGCCACTTCGGTGATGCTCGCGAGGTCGCTCATTAGTATACCCTGTCAAAAAACGGATGCCCTTTGTTTTTTCTCGGGAGGCAGCAAGATGCCTAGTCGTTACAATCTTCGCAAGCGTAACACGAATACGACCTGGGTGAAGGATGAGACCTTAAAGGCCGAGTCGGACTCAGACTCCTCAGAGGATGAGGACTTCGAGCCGGATGTCGACGAAGAGGATGACGACGACGAAGAAGAAGACGAGGAAGATGAAGAGGAAGAGGAGTCCGAAGAGGAGGATGTCCCCATCATCAAGCTGCCCAAGGGATCCAAGGTGAGTGTTCGTCTTCACATCCACACCGTTACCGACGGAAAGGCACAGCTTCACATCGGAGAGTCAGAGGATGAGGAGTCTGAGTCCGAGGACGAGTTCATCAGCCACCTCAAGAAGAAGTATGGAGGTGGAGGTGGCCAGAAGCACCGCGAGTCGAGGCGAGATGACGCACCGGCCATCGAGCTGAACGAGGATGAGGAAGAGTACTTCGGAGACTTGTCCAAGTCCAAGCGTCGTCGTCTCAATGAACACATGAAGCGGCTGTCGTCGCTCATTGAGGAGGGCGATGTTCCCTTCAAGTTCCGTGTTCTCGAGATGCCCATCCCCGATTCGCTTAAGGCTGCGGTCATCAAGAAGATTGACATCCTGAATGAGATGGATAGCTCAGAGGGCTACAAGCTGCGGACGTGGGTTGAGTCGTTCCTTCGCATTCCCTTTGGCAAGATGGTCACGCTGCCCGTCAAGCTCTCCGATGGCCCGGAGCCGTGTGCCAAGTATCTGGCCGAGACACGCGACATGCTCGACAAGGCAGTGTACGGTATGCCCACCGCCAAGACGCAGATTATGCAGACACTGGCCCAGTGGATTTCCAGCCCCGGGTCGCTGGGCAATGTCATTGCTCTCAAGGGACCGCCGGGTGTGGGAAAGACGAGCATCGCCAAGAACGGTGTGGCCAAGGTTCTTCAACGTCCGTTCGAGTTCTTCTCGCTCGGTGGTGCCTCGGACTCGGCCAACTTTGTGGGCCACTCCTTCACATACGAGGGGTCCATGTGCGGCCGCATCGCAGACTCGCTCATGACGGCCCGGTGCATGAACCCGGTGTTGTATTTCGATGAGCTGGACAAGATCTCCACCACGTCGCACGGCGATGAGATTGTGTCCATGCTCATTCACCTGACGGACCGGTCGCAGAACACGCAGTTCCATGACCGTTATTTCGCGGGCGTGGACTTTGACCTGAGCCAGTGCCTGTTCGTGTTCAGTTTCAATGACGAGTCCAAGGTTCACCCGATTCTGCGTGACCGCATGCAGGTCATCAACTGCTCGGGATACAATGCGGAGGACAAGAAGAACATTCTGACCAAGTATGTGTGGCCGCAGATTCTGGACCGCGTTCAGCTGACGGGCCAGTTGACCCTGACAGAGGATGCGGTGAAGTACTTGATTGAGGAGTTCAGCAAGGACGAGGAGGGTGTTCGCACACTGATTCGCTCCGTCGAGTCGCTGGTGACGCGTATCAACCTGCTCCGTATTGCTGATGAGAAGACGGCGAAGGACTATGTGTTCTACAAGAAGATTACGCTGCCGTGCACGCTGGACGTGGAGACGGCTCGCCACATTCTGAAGGATACGGCAGCGGTCACGAATGAGTCATGGCGTCAGCTCTACGCTTGAATCCACTCCAAACTCGACACGGGAATGTCAATCATACGCGGATTGTCGTCCATCGTCGAGAAAATGCAGGTGAGTGTTGTCATTGCGGGGTCGGGCATGCAACCGATGCAGTACTCAATCGTCTTGGCCCGGAAGACAAAGGGACGGCTAATACATTTTACCCTGTAATTCTCGCCGAGACGCACGAACAAATGGAAGTACTTGCGAGGTTGGCA